GCTGTTTTTTCATTAAAGTCAGGTATCATTTCTGGAATAGATTTACTAAAGTGTTCTAGTTGTTCATTCCATTGTTTAGTAGTCTGTTGCTCAACTTGGGATTGTACGTTCTTTACTAAGCCTTCTCTATCACTTCTGGCTTTCCAGTAGTTCTTTTGAGACTGTTCTCGTTTATCCTTTAGTTCATTAACTTCATACGTATCACCATCTTTTCTAGCTTGCTCTATTCGAGCTTCTATCTCATGGTATTCTTTTGCCAACGCTTGTTCTTCTCGATACAACACAGCTGCAGAAGCTTGTCCAAGACTATTTATCTCTCCAAACTTTGTTTGATACTCTGCATCTAATTGTTTCCTTGCATCTCCAAGTTCTCGACCCTTATTAGAAAGATGTTGTTCAGTAGAGTAACCTTTTATAAGATCACTAAATGATACTTCAGTCTCTTTACCATCTATTTTAATGGCGACCTTTGCATCTAAGTCTAAGTCTTCAGTAGTGTAGACATCAGCTTCTTGGGTAGACGTATCATCCTCAGCTTCTGTTTCTTCTTCTTCTGTCTCGACTTCTTCTTCAACTTCTTCGTATTCGGATTCTTCTGCCTCTGGGTCTTCTGCAGCCTCCTCCGTGTCTAACTCAGGAACGTCTTGCTCATCGGGTAGAGATTCAGTGAACTCGGAGTTCGCTACAATGTCAGCCAGCATTTGTTCTTCTGTTCGACTTCCCTCTGCGATAGAGTCATCCATTTGGGTAGAGTCTATATTTGCTTCGGTATTATTTTCCATTCTTCTTTACCTCCTGTTTTACAGGTGTAGTTAATTCTTTATATTTACCACGCATCATATGAAGGTGATATAATGTTTCAGCATTAAGTTTAGCTTTACCACCGCTCCTCATTGAATCATATTCAAGGGTATTTATCATAACATCGTAGTTTTCTATTAGTTGTGTGTAATTAATTTCATACATCTGGTTTGTCCTCCATAATTGGTACGTTTCTTCCGTACATCTCAAAGCCTATCATTTTCGCCTTGACACTACCTAGTGCCATTGCCGAAGAGTAGAGAAACTCTCGAGTCTTTGTTTCGTGTGATTCAGTCTTTAGCCATTCTAAAAAATAGTCAACTAAGACTTCACCGTACACTTCATCAAAAAATACTTCCCTTTCTTGGGAAGAGAAAGCACCTTTACTATGTGCTTGCCTTGCCAATTCTTCAGGGTGAATCTTATGATGTCCGTGTGACTTAGTATTGCCCAGCCTCTTCTCAGCTGTCTGCCTATACTTTTCCATTGTCTAAACCTTATGATACATGTACACTCGCTCATTGAGTTGAGCATTTGTACCGTGTCCTGTTTTTACATTGACCATTGTAACAGCACCATGATTGCCGACATGAGTGACATCAAGGTAACCTTTTTTTTCAATCTTATGTATTAATCCTGGAGAATGATGTGCACCTCCAACATGTATGTCTAGTGTTATAACTGAATCAGTTTCATTTATAAGCACAATATTTTTATTACCAGAGGTAGTTGTTACACCACCACCAGCTTGTGCAGCACCTGTGCCAGTGCTATTTATTACTACGTGTGCCATTTTATATCATCTCCTGTTGAGGTTGGGGTTGCTCTTCCATTGGCTGCTCCATAGGTTGTTCCTGTGGAGGTGGTGTCGGGTTTAATAACTCTCTTGACATCATAATTATATCTTCATAACTAGGGTGTGGAGCTATTTCAGCACCTTCTTTCTTTGCCTTAATGGCAAGATCTGCCCACTCTTGAAAGTGTTTATCAATAGATACTGCTAACTGTTTAGAGTTATCATCCATTGTGTTTTTACTTTGAGCATCAGTGTAAGCCACATTAGATTCGGCAAGTGCCGCATCGGCTTCCATTTTACGATTACCAAGAGCTTCTTTAGCTTGTGCAGATTCTGATTGTTGTTTCATATCACCTGCTGCTTTTTCTTTAAACTCTGGGTTATTGTAATCTTCAAGATAATCATTACTATCCATCTGCATTGATTCAATAAGTTGAGTAGCAAGCACTGCTCCTGCTTCTGGCTTAATGACCAGACCCATACCTTGATTATTTAAAGCAGGTAATATTTCTGCACCTATTTTTCCTAACTTTTGTATTTTAGTACTATTACTATTTTCACCAATATCTAAAAATATTTCAACGTCCATATTATTAGGTAACGTACTCATATCAAC